CTCATCAGACCTCTCCTTATTAGCCGGTGAAGTTAGCTCCGTAGGCTTCCTTGGTAAGTTGCGGAACGAAGTACAGGATGTAGTCAACGGAACCGTCAGGAGCATTGCTGGGGTTGTAAGTTCCCTTCGTGTCGCCTGTCGTCGCTGTTGCTGGACTGGTCGCGTCAGCGGTGGTAAACGTGCCACCCTCATCGGTTCCGTCAGCCTCGAATGCGTGAAGCACATCGAAGGCTTCGACGAGTTTCACATCCAGACCGAACTCAGTATCCCCTGCAACTGGAGTACCAACAATAAGGTCTCCAGCCATGGACCCATCAAGCACGACACTCGTGACGGTCTTGAACGCCTTCGCGCTGAACACCTCGGTCGTACCGTTTAGATCGACATCCTCTACCTGTGGATTCCCCACGATGTCGGTGCCGGTGATCGTAGCTGTCTGCGTCGTGTCACCCGCATTGGCTGAATCAAGCGAGATGTTCCGAGCGAAGTCTAAGGTGGCGACACCACCAGAAACTAACGTGCCATCGAGTGTGACAGCCCCTGCCGCTGCGACCGCTACCGCTTCGACAATCGCATCGGGATCTGGTGCTTCCGCATCCTCGATGATCTGACGATGGATTACCGTCAGCGATGTACCACGGAGAGACTGATTGATTCCACCAGCCTGTGGTGCGCCGATAAATATTTCGTCGGCATGTGTAATTGTATGTCTACTCATGATGAACAGCTCCTGTTGAGCAGGCGAGTCCCTTCGCCGTTCTATGAAGTAAAAGATCCCGTACCGGCGAACCGGCACGGGACCGTCTTAGGTAGTACCTAGTTAGGGACTACTTTAGCTGCCGCCACCCGGCGAGCCGTAGGCACCGCGCCAGTCACTCCAGCCGAAGCTGTAGCGTTCTCGCGCTTTGTACCGCAAGTTCCCGGTCTCGAAGTCACCTTCGATACCACGGGACACTTTCTTACGGACGAAGTGCTTGAGCCCATCGGGGCAATCGGTCTTGAGCGTCCACTGATCAGGATCAGTTAGACGGTGGTTCACGCAGAACCCATCACCGACTGTGCCGAGGGTGTAGATCGCGCTGATGTCGTTATCGCCAGTGTTCGTGCGATAAGGAGACATCAAGATCCGCGTAGCCACGAACTGAAGTTCAGTCGGAACGATCAGCTTCGTGATCTGCGCTGCAATCGGGATACCTCGATCATCGTCGAACTCGGAGATGTCGATAGCAGCCTGCTCGATACTCGCTTCTGCGAGATCAGCGGGAGTAGCCAGCGTGTTGGACTGGACACCTCCACCGAACTGCGGATGCGCAGACGAGAACAGCTCTACACCATCACCACCCAGGAACGAACTATCGAACCCGTTGTTGAGGATGTTGGCACCCTTCACTTCCTTCGTGTGCTGGAGTGAACGGGCCAGTGAACGCGAATACTTCGCGCCGAGACTTCCGTAGAGGCCATCTTCTTCAGCCTCCTCGGTGATTGCGAATGCGAGTGCAATCGTCTCATGCGTGTAACGTGCGACGTAGGACTCGGACCCTTCGTCGTAGGCTACTCCTTCTCCTTCAGGCTTGACCGGCGCACCAGCGAAGCCAGCAAGCAGCACATCTTCCTCGAACGACTTCAAACTGCGTTCGATGTCGAAGATCTCGCGCCACTCCTCTGGGTATCGCTTGTACTCCATACCGAAAACGGCATTCAACCCTTCCTGGAGTTGCTTCCTAAAATCATTGCGAGTCATTGCCATGATTTATATCCCCACGCTTGGCTGGGCACCGTAGCGGTGTCTATGAATGATGATACGAGCCTTAGCGAACTGGCCGTAGTCATTCTCAGGCTGGAGAGCAAGACCAAGAATCCGCACCTGCAACGTGATGCCCACGCCGAGTGTAGATTGGTCAAGCTGCCAAGCTGATCTACCTGTGAAATTATTCCCTGAGCCTGCTACGAGAGCAGCAAGCAGGCCGACGTTGGCTTCTATCAAGCCAGCGGTGTCGTCAACCTGAACGATGAACTCCTGGAAGGGGTCATCGTACACAAGGGCTTCGATCTCCGTCGCCACTGTCGCTGTCGGCCAGCGCGGTCGGAACTGTTGTTCCCCGTTGGAATCGACGTACTTCACGCCTGCAAACACACCGACAATAGGTTCGTCGATGGCCGCAGTTGCAAGCTCGATGTTCCGGCCTGTGCCGGTCAGATCAACAGGGTCACCCGAATAGATGTTTTCTGCCAATCCGCTCGCAATCGTGTAGCCGCCCATTCGTTGGGGAGTTCCTCCCGCAGTATGACGCGACGGGACTAGCCCGAACGGTCTGTCTACGTTTGCCATTGGAAATGTTCTCCACGTTGAAAAGGTTAGATCTCATCGTCGGCCACCCCTACGTTCTGACGCATGGGTGCCCGAGTCACCGACGTGCTTCGAGCCTGCTGTATGGGTCCGAACCCTGGTACATCAGTCTGTGACACGTTTCGGAGCTGCCGTTCGATAGCCGCATTCATCCGCGCCAACTTCGCTCTGAAGTATGCTTTGCGCTTGTCATAGGCCACCTTGGGCATCTCACATAGGATTAGATCCTCTACGCCAATTACATCACCAACCTTTTCGAGATGGACGCTTGGCAGTGAACGGTCGGTGACAGAACTTTTCTTCACCGGCCTCCATCCTTCTCTCATTGCATTACGCAACCTGGCTGTATCACGAACGGTCCCTAATCGAATCCTGATGAACCGATTCACGAAACCATCCCTGGCTGGCGGCGCGTCCAAGTCCGAATGCCGCTTCCACTCAATCACCTCGCTGTCGTCGTCCGTCGCATAGAGAGAATCCGTATCTCGTTCGGTGTCCTCGGTATGCGTGAGATGTTCCGCTTCACCATCGTCGTGAACTTCCTGCTCAGCGACGTTGCGATCCTTGCCGTGAGCATCCTTGCCTCCATCTGTACTTCGGGCTCGTCTCGCCTCCGAAGTTTGTCGAGCTGCTGTTTTCTTGCCAGTAGCCATCACTTGCCTCCTTTCGGTCTAATGCCAGCACCTTCCATGTACGCCTCGATGTGTTCCTTATTGTCGGGGTCCATCCCGAACTTTCTCATGTTGGCTAACTGGTTTCTGGTCAACGTACTTCCTCTCTGACGATTACGTGGCTGTCTGCGTCCACCGGCATCCTTGCCTCCCACGGGTTGACGACGTGCAGCGCGGCGAGCCTTTTTCTTCGTGGCTGTGCGCTTGTCTGGGATTGCATCAAGTTCTGCGTCCTCACTGTCGTCGTCATCGAGGCCGAGACCATCATCGTCATCCATGGTGTGAATGATGATGCCTGGGTACTTCTTCTCGACCGCTTCTTCTAATTGCTCGTAGAAGTCATCGTCGTGTGGTGAGTAACCCTTCTCTTGCAGCTTCTTGTCGAGACGGTTCACGAACCGCACGACATGTGCCAGCTCTTTGTCATCCCACCAGTCCTGTTCAGCGAGCCAGTCTTTCGCTCGCGGAATAACACTGGGCTCCGACCGCTTGTTGAGATCATCGGGATCGTCATGCTGCTCCGATGCTCGCTTCACCTTCAGCGCTTCACGCTTGGTGACGTTCACCGCTGTGAGTTCGGCCAGCTCCGTTGTCAGCTTGGTGACATCCTTGGCCTCACCAGCTTCCATGGCCACTTCGATAGCCGTGTTGATCCGCTCGACGTTGGCCTTGTGTTCTGTCTCCAGCTCACCAACCTCGTCGGCCTCCTCCATCGCGCCGACTCGCTTCGTTAGATCAGCGATGACCGTGGTCGCCTCGTCCTTGGCTGCTTCGATCTTCCTGTCCGATTCGCGCCGAACCTTGGCGATACGACTGTTCACCTCGGACAGTGGCACCATCTCCTCGTCACCCTTACCATCGGGGTCATCGAGGTCACCTGCGTCACTCGTGGCACCAGTGTCATCGTCCACTTCCAGTTGTTCTAGGACACTGGTGGGCAGTTCGTCTGTGTTCCTTCGCAGATCCTCAAACTCGTATTCGATCTCTTTTCCGCTTGTTGACATGATCTCCTCCTGATTCTATGGCTAGAGTGACATGCAATCAAACGCTGCCGGGTCATCCAGCACTGCGATGTATTGCGTATC